CGACTTTTCAAAGTGGGATGGGTCTATAATGGCTCGTTTCATGTATATAATTGGCGACGTCATGCAGGAAAAGTACACAGGACCGTATGGAAAAGTTTTAGACTATCTCATTTCGTCAATGGCGACTTCCTGCGTGTTAATCGGTGATGAGTTGCACGCAACTACACATGGATTACCTTCAGGCACATGGTTGACTTTAGTAATGAATTGTCTTATTAACAAATGTTTAACAGCTTTGACTTTATACCGCTATAAAGAAAACCCGGACATCGCAGCTTTTCACAGAGTTGTAGATTTTGTCATGGGGGATGATAAGGTGGTAGGAGCCGCTAAAGAAGATAGTGATTGGTTCAATCTGCTTACTATTGACGCAGTGGCTACTTCTCTTGGAATGCAATGCACTAATGGTGATAAAACACCGATATCGCATAAACACCAAGAGTTCAACAATTTGACATTTGTAAAGAGACATTTCAGACAACACCCTATACTTAAAAAGTACGTAGGTTGTTTGAGTGTTGAAACATTACTAGGTACGATTCAATGGATGGACAAGGACAAGGATGTAGATATAGTACTTCCAGGTAAATTGAGAGCAGTGCAAATTGAGGCATATATACATAGCCCAGCTATGTTTAAATGTTTCACTAACATGTTCAAGAAATACATGCCTTTTACGCCGTTGTTTGACACTGAGCAAGTCAAAAACATATTGAGTAAGGATGATGCCTATATAGAAACATTGCGTTTAATGGGCAAGGATTATAAGTATTTGGAATAAGCATGTGTATCATGCCCAGAGTTAACTGGTTAAAAATAGGATCGTAACCTACAACGCGTCAATATGGATATACAGTTATAATAAGGTAACTCTTCACTGCCTTAGCTAGGCCATATGATGTATAAGGGAAGTTGAGCTTAAATAATGATAGACGCTCATAAAAATGTGATCATTGCACAACCCAACACAATCGACACGAAATTTATGGACATCGCCTCCAATGATTTAAACATAAACGGCGAAACATTGCAAACTGAGGTCGCCTCTGTATCAACTAGGACAATAGTGGACAACAGCAGCGATCGCAGTATTGTTTTTGACACGGTGAGCAACATACCTGAGGCTTATCGTATAGACACAAAACCATGGGTTGAGCGCCCATTTTATTGTGATCAGGTTAAATTTTCGACTTCGGCTAGTCGATTTGATATGCTCAATTCAACAATTCGCTTTGTTCCTGGAGATATTGCTCGTTCAAATCCCAATCTTCTCAATGCTTTTAAAATGGCTTCAATGGGTAGGTCGGATTTGGTACTCAATGTCTCAATGGCAGGAACCATCGGACATGCAGGTTGCGTTTTGGTAGCTGTTTTGCCACCAATGCCCGAATATCCAGATCGAGGTGCCTTGTTGATTAACACGGCTCTGACAGGTCCCCATGCGTTTTTGTTTGCAAATGAAGCTACCTCGGTAGTTATCCCAGTTCCTTGGTATTGTAACACAGACATGATGACACTTGATATGGAGCAACGAGAAGGCTACTTCGCCACTGTTGATATAACCAAGATCAATGGCAATTATGGAACACTAGTTTTCATAGTTTTGAACCCTTTGGCTGTCTCTGATAGTTCTGTTACTGAGCTCTCAATTGTTGTCGAAGCATGTTTCAAAAATTTGGACATGGTGGTTCCGACTCCTCGTTTTGTTGAATGGAAAGCACAAGCAGGCATGGTAAATCCAACTTATGAAGATATCGATAAGATTTTAGATCAGATAGAGAATCTTCGTAGTGCACAGGACAACCCACCCAAGAAGCGGAAGCTTAGCAAATTACAATTACTAAGTATTCTATCTGCAGTGGTGAATCTTACGCATTTAGTTTTGGATGCACTAAAACCGGTCGATGTCATATCAGCAGTTGCCACGGCAGCTCAGTTCGTACCTCAAGCAGGATTTTTAGGAGCATTAGGATCAGCAGTAATGCCTGGTCTTATAGGCTCAGTGGCCTCCAAAGGTACGAAATTGTTTGGCGACATATTGGATAAAGGTATTGGTGCGTTGCGTAAATTTACGGGACTTCACAATCCTAACGAGGCAACTATCACTACTCGTGTGGTCAACACTGATGTCAATTTTGCTAACATGGTTGATGGTAAACAGTTCTTCGAGAAACTCGATCCTTACAGTAATAGTAATAGAGTGGTACAAGAACATGTATTTGGAACTACTATAGACGAAATGGATATCACTAATATCACATCTAAAGACCAGTTTCTTGGTACTTTCAAAGTCAGCCAGAAAGATGCTCTGGGAAAGTTGGTTTGGGCTAGACCCATTTCACCTTTTCAGGGAGGAGCTGGTTATGCACTTGACGGCGTTGTTTGTTCTAATAATTTAGAATTGATGCATTCTTTGCACCGAGCGTGGAGAGGAGGACTCACCCTCAAATTGCAGTCAGTTATGAACAATAAGCAGCAGGTCAAGCTTAAAGTCATCAAGTATTATAACCCAGG